CGTATCTGTTGGAGAGATACTATAGATTACATCAGAAAGATCTTCTCTTTCACCTACTGAATCATAAGTATCAAATGTATTTGTTGGTTGTGCCATTTGTTATTTCCTCTGTTGAGATTTAAGATTAATAATATCAAGCAAAGCACTTGAAGCATCTTGTAGATCTCCAGTTTTTCTTAGCTTGTTGATTTTATTTCTTATGACCTCACGACCAGAACTTGTTTGTGGTTTTGAAACACCTGCTTTAATAACCTTTGGTGCATTAGCTACTTTCTTCTGAGCTATAGGCTTTTTGTTTTGAAAAGCTTTATAACTCATTGCATCTTTTGCTACCATTAGAAATCTATGATCTGCAAGTGATCCTATCTCAGCATCATTAAATCCATAATCCCTTAATGTGTTTCTCATATTAAGTTTAAATGAATCTGCTTTTGATGGATCTGCAAACTCAGGTATTTTTTCAGCTGCTAAACTTTTTTGTGTTTCAAGGAACTCATTGTACTGTTTTTGTTGTGCTTCCATAGCTGTAGCTTTCATTGATTCAATCTGTTCAGATTGTTGTCTCAATTGAAAGTCTAACCTGGCTGCAGCAGTAGGATCTTCTTCGTATAACTTCTGAAGATCTTGACCTCCTTGTTGTTGTCTGACAAAAGCATCAGCAGTTGCTATCTTGTCATTAAGTTCTCTTATTCGATCATCATAAGATTGACGCAAACTATTCTTTTGGTTCTCAAGATCTTTTCTTTCCAAACTTAAAGAATGAGTTTTTTGTCTATAATCTGAGTCTCTAGAATAACCAGCTTTCAGCTCATCAAGGCTAACCTCTATCTCTTGACCATTGACTTTTAATCGGTGGAGACTTGGTTCCTCTAATTCTGTTTGTGTTTCTTCTGTGACCTCAGTATTTTCAGTTTCTTGCTCGTTAGTTGCTTCAGACTGAGCTTGACTTTCTTGAGCTTCCTGTGTCTCAGGTTGCGATTCTGATGGCTCTGCTTGTTTTACTTCAGTTTCTTGTTGATCTTGTGGATTCAATAATCCTGAAATTTTTTCAGCAGCACCTTGTATGCCTTGTTCTTCTGCCATTGTATCGTTCCTTTCATGGTTGACGAATTTGACGTTGCGTTAGCTTAACGTCTTTTATTTAATTGATCTAACTCTTTCTGAGTTAGTTTTCCACTTTCCATCATGCTAAGCAAATGTCCTCTGATTTTTTCTACAAGATTGTAGGCTACCCAAAGGTGTGTTCGCTTATCACTGTCAGCGAAATTAGTATTGAACATCTCTTGTTTATATATTTCTAAGAGATCCTCAAATGCTGTCTTTAGCAGGGGATCGTTGAGGAGCTGTTCTGCTCTCTTGCCCTGCCTGATCTGTGTTTCCTTGTCCATTAAAGAATTGTCCTTGACCTTTTACTATTTCTTTCATTAAATCACCAGACTTGTTAAGGTCGGCTTGTTCTAACATTGATCTTCGTTTTAATTCTAACTCATCAATCTTAGTACCATATTTTAACTCAAGATCTTTAATTTTCAACTCAAAATCTAATAATTCTTTTCTCATCTGAGATTCGATACGTTTCATCTCAACATTGTTTTTCATTACAGCTCTTTGGTTCTCACCTTGTACTTGAGCTAATGTAACTTTCTCAAACTCAGTTGGTGGTTTAGGTGGAAGTGGTGGCATTTGTGCTGCACCTACTTCTGGATCCATAAAGAAAGGTTCTATACTATTTAGACCTGCATTCTCTACAAGTTTCTTTAATGAGTTATAAACATTTCTTAAATTAACCATTGGGCCATACACATTCTGTTGTAATTGTATAGCTTCCATCTGTCTTTGCAAAATAGCATTAATTAAGATTAGTTGTTGTTCTTTTGATCCAGTACCTAATCCTACTCTTACAGTAACATTTACTCTATCCTTCCATTCGTATGGTCGCATAGGTATATACTTACCTCTAATTCTAACAATCTTTTCTTTTTGCTGATATTTACAAGTTAGTTCAAATAACTTTAATGCTAGATCTTTAACACCTGTTTCGGCAAAGATTCTAGCAATCAACTCCATTCTCATTTGAGATTGAGTTAATACTTGGTTCATACCAGTAGCTGTTTTATTATTTAAAGAATCAGGATTTAATCCTTGTGCAGTTTTACTTACACCTGTTCTAGATTCTTTTACAGCATCTAAATAACCTAACATACCACTAGCTTGTTCTGTAATAGGTTGTGCCTGAATAGGCATCATTACATTTTGAGGTGGTTGTTTGGTTCTTACAATTCCTCCAGGTCTATTGGTTAGTAGGTCATCCATAGCTACCTGACCATCCTGGATTGCAACTCTGTTATTATTAGTTAGATACATGTTATCTAACATTTGTCTCATAACAGTAGATTTAATTAATTGAATATCTTCAACTAGTTCTGCAATAGATCTTCCATGAAATCTGTGAGGCATGATAACTGGTGTCATAGATATGAAAGGCATATTATCTACTTCTTCAATATCTAAAAGTTTTGTAGCTTCACCAGCTGTAGTAATTTTTAATAACTCTGCTTTACCATCTTCATCAGCATCCATTCTTACATAACACTCATGAATTAAAATATCTTGTGTAGAATCATCACCATCTGTTTGTCCATGTGAAAAGTCTACGTTTTGATGTCTAACAAACTTATCTTCTGTATAATAATCTGTATCACCTGTTGGTAAGCTATCTACTAACTCAGGATCATATCCCATTTCAACTAGTTCAGTTCTAGTCTTTTGTGTTCTATGACAAACAAAGTTTGCAGTATCAATAGACTTACATCTTCTTTCAATTAAAAATTCTTCAGGTGGAATAGGTTCTATTCTAACTTTACCATATAACTTAGTTCTATGAATAACTACATCATGTAAAGTTACTTTATCTATTTCTTTACCTCTATCATCTGTGATAGGTTCTTCGTATTCTGAATGTGCTGTTACTTTAACTTCTGCGTTTTCTACTAAATCATTAAACTCATCATCAGTAAGTCTTGTATATTCTTCTCTTTCAGTTTTTTGTGAGTTATCCCAGAATACTTTTAAGATACCATTCTTTTGGATAAGTGCATCTTTAAATGCAGAATACAAAGCTAAGAAACCATCATTCTCTTTATAGAAGATGTGATTAAGATAATCAGTACATTGTCTAGCCATTTCTTCATCTTCAGGGCCAACACCTTCGCATTCAAATATATTATCACCAGCAGTAAAGATCTTCATTAATGAAGGCATTAAACTTTCTACTGTGTCTAGGACATCGTTAGATACTACTTGAGATCTACCTTCTTGTTCATTACCAAGAGGCATACCTAAATAATATTCTAATGATTTTTTTCTTCTAGCAACTAACTCACCACCAATATAACCTGATGCTTGATGTATCTCACTTGCTAGTACTCTTAATATTTCTTCTTTTGATTTCATACTACGTATTTTGTATCTATTGTTAAAGGTTTATCCCATTCAGTTGTATCAATTGGTTCACTTACGCATCCATACCTAAAGCTGTCAGCTGCATGTGAACACCAGTTGTGTAAAGGTTTATTTTTAAACACCTGGTTTTTTTCATCCCATTGTTTTCTATATTGACGTAAAGCATCTAAACCAACTTTACACTTCTGTCTATCAAAATAACAATTAGGTAACGCATTTCTTACAGATTCAATTCCATGATCTACTTCTAATCTTGGAGCTACATCAAAGTTTATACCAAGTTCATTTGCAACTTCAAGCCTTGATTTACCTGTTCCAAGTTCTCTAGCCATTATATCATGTGGTGCTATATGTGATGAATAAGCATAATCTTTATCTGCTAATACATCTGCATAATGTGCTAATGATTCACCAGAGGTTTCGTAATAATCTATAAGATGTATTTCTTCACCAACTCTTTGTGCAAACCATATCGCAGTTGAATCTCCTATTCCCAAATCCCACCACGTCTCAACACCTAGATTTTCATCGTAAGGTACATCACCTATTCTATTTTCTTTTTCTGCTTTTGATATTAGTCTACCATAATAGCTTCCTGATACTGCAGCAGTAAATGAACATTCAAACTCTTGTTCGTATTGTTCAGGTGTCATGATAGCTTTTGCTTCTTCAAGCTCACTATCTGGTATTACTTGCGTATCAGATGCTCTATATAGTTTACCATACCAATCTTCTTTACCACGCAAAGCATAATCATATACTTCCCAAAACTGATTGTGGCCCATTGGTGTACCGATAAATAAAACCCAACCTAATTTATCTGCAACAGCAGGTCTAATAATCTCTGTCCATACTCTTGGAGACATAATAGCATATTCGTCCAGGACAACTGCATCGAATCCCATACCCCTGATGCTATCTGGATTATCTGCTCCGAATATTTGTATACGTGATCCATTAAATAAATCTATTCTTAGTTCTGACTCATTTCTACTACCACCTATTTGAAGTAAAGGTTTAGTATAAAATTTTAAATATTCCCAAGCGATACTCTTTCCTTGACGATATGTCGGTGCAACGAATGCACATAAAGCTCTAGGTTTATCTGCTGCTGTTTTAATTAATTCATTTATAGATAAAACTGATTTACCAAAACGTCTATGACATACAAGAACACTAAATCGTTTTCTATTTTTATGAACTTCTTGTTGGTAAGATCTTGGTTTATATGGGATCTCTACTATCTTAGTCTTCTTTTTGCCATTGGACTTTGACTTGGACTGGTTCATCTATACTCATTTTTGTGTTTGATGATGTAAGTCTTGCATGAACGTATGGTGCAGCTTTTTCGGCTGCATACATTTTTCTTTCAGGACTACTTGCAGGATTGTTTAACACAGCAAGTAAATAATCTAAAGGAGAATGTTGATATTTTTCTGCCATTTCTTCCATAGATTTCCACAGAGCTTTTGACTTAGATCCAACAGGTCTACCAGCTCCAGGTCTTTTTCCACCATGATTTGATTTAACTTCTTCTGACATTAAATTTTTCTACCTTTTTTATTAAACTGTCTATATTCAGGAAAATTAAGTCCTTTTTGTTTTCCTAAAGCTCTTATTGCACTTGGAGCCATAAAGGCAGCAGTTGCTGTAATTGGATTCATAACTGCAAACTTACCAACTTTAAATAAAGTTTTTGGTAAAGTTTTTCCTAAGAATTTTTGTTCAGCAGTAGTTTTAGATTTAATATTTTTAACAGTTTTTTTAACTGTTTTTTTAATCTTTTTACCACTTACTCTAATTCTTGATCCAATAGCTTTAGGTGTTGAATAAACTACTAAGTCTTTACTTTTTGCCATTTTTTTTCTTTTTTTTCATTTTAGATTTTACAATCTTTTCTTGAAGTGCTTTTGGTAAAGTTTTTTGTTTTGCAGTAAGCATACCTTTACCCATCATTTTACCTTTCATTAGTAACCTTTCATTTTTTTAACTTTCATACCTTTTTTCTTTGCAGCTTTCTTTGCTGCAGCTTTACCCTTTTTAGTATATGGGTATTTTTTCTTTCCTACCATTGGCATAGTATTACTCCTTATTTATTTTAGATGCAGCATAACCACCAACAGCTCCTGCTCCTGCTGAATACTTCATCTTGTGTTTTTTTATATGTTTTTTAGTTTTTGCAGAAAGTGTTTTCATTGCATCTGTTGCATCACTCATACCTTTTTTAGCATAAGTCTTTGCAAGGAAAGCATAAGTTTTCATTCTCATCCTCTTAATAGTCCTCTCATTGCTGCATCTCTCGTGGTAGGCATAGGCATTTGATTTGGTCTTTTACCCATTGCTGCCATTTGAGGTGTCGGTTGTTGTAATAATCCTTGTTGTCTTGCCATCTCAGGCATCATTCTAGCTCTCATAATAAGACCTAGTTGCTGACCTTCTTCTGGAGAAAGTCGCATTAATTCGTCTGCAAGTTTTTCTAATCTATTTTTAGCCATTAGCAATTCCACTTTCTTAATGATTTATTTATTCTACTATTTGGATCTCTAGCTGTTTTAGCTGATGTAAGTTTACGTTTCATGCCTTTCATCCTCGCACAGAAGGAAGCCCTTCTTTTGGCAGCTTTTGATCCTTTTTTAAGTTTTGATGGCTTAGTAGTTACTGCCATCTTTAATTTTGAACCAGGATTTGCTTTTCTGTAAGAGGC